AGGTAACGCATTGTGATTCAATCTCTAGGATTCTTACTACTTCGTATAGCGTTAGGCACCATGCTTATCCATCATGGATATGAGAAACTAGAGAACATTGAAAACTTTGCGGATGCATTTGTAAGACCATTGCATCTTCCATTCCCAATTGTCTCCTCATACTTCGCAGCATTCTCTGAGATTGTGGGGAGTTGGTTGGTTATCTTCGGACTAGGTGCTCGTCTGGGTGCCTTGGCAATCTTAGGTACAATATCATTCGCAATTTATCATGCTCTAGTTACATCTGGATTTAACATCTATCTGTTAGAACTCTTAGTTCTTTACTGGGGAGGTGCATCTTGTATCGTTCTCAATGGTGGGGGTAATTTCTCACTAGACCATCTCATAAAACGGAGACTTACAAATGATTAAAGGACTATTCACTTTTATGTTTGCTGCTCTAATGTGGGTTCAAGTTCCACAGTGGAGTGACGATTGGTCTAAGTGTGCAGTAGATGTACCAGATACATCTTGTCACTGGTACATCACAGCACCCGATAGCACAATGGGTGAAGGATTTAGTTGGGCAAATGCCCCCTGGTTCAGCGTCGAAGGTCTCCGTGATATTGGAGAACTTCACAACACAGTTCAATCTCTGCAGGGAGCATGATGAATAGTTTTGAAGTCTTTCTTTATTTCACATGCTTCGCTCTTATTGCTGGTGGTGCCTTCGCTATGATGTGGGCTAACATTCAATCTATTAATATAGAGATGAGGACTCCTCCTAAACCACGTCATCCTGAAGCACCTGAAGCAGGTGAAGAGGTGATGTATGTAGATCTATCTAGAGAAAAGCTAGAACAAATCTATGATAAAGAATAGAGGATGCTGCGGTGCTGGATGTCCAGATTGTCCATTCAGACCACCTAGACACAACAAATAATCTATGATATATTGAGGGTCTACGGACCCTTTTTTTATGAACACAATTATTAATTATGTGACTGGGTTCTGGTCTGTTGTTATTATGAACTGTATCCAACCAGTCAACTGGCAGTATTGTCTACCAATTCATGAATGGTTGACTCCTGATTTAATTCAGGGAGTGCAGATATATCTTGACAAAGAACATGACTTATTGTATAAATCAGAAAGGGATTACTTAAAAAATAAATGAAAATTTTTCTAGATACCGCTGACCACTGGGCGATTGAGGAATACTATTCTACAGGATTGATTGATGGAGTCACAACTAATCCAACTTTGATTAGGAAATCTGGAAGAAATCCTGACGATGCATATCAACATATTAAAGATGTTGGTATCAAAGATATTAGTATGGAAGTCATGGGTAATGAAAGTGAAATGTATGCTGAGGGTATCAGACTGTTTGAAAAGTTTGGTGATGTATGCACAATCAAAGTTCCTTGTACTCGCGAGGGTTTAAAGGTTTGCAAGGAACTCTCTAGAGATCTTATCAAAGTCAATGTTACACTTATCTTCTGTGCCTCTCAGGCAGTCCTAGCAGCAAAGTCTGGGGCAACATATGTCTCTCCCTTTGTAGGACGGTTGGATGACCAGTCAGTAGCAGGCCTGGAGGTTGTAAGATCTATTTCTGAGTTGTATCGTATTCATGGTGTGAGAACTCAAATTCTTTCTGCATCAATCCGTAGCGTGCAACGTGCTGTAAGGTCATGGTATAATGGTGCTAGCATCTGTACTTTACCACCTAAGGTATTTGATCAGATGTATGACCACATCCTTACTGATAAAGGTATGGAAATTTTTGAAAACGATTGGAGGGAAGTAAAGCAGTGACATTTACAGTATATTCAAAGGACGGATGTCCTTATTGCACTAAGGTTGAACAGGTATTGCAACTTGCAGAAATTAAGTATGTGATATATAAACTTAACAGAGATTATTCTCGTCAGGAATTTTATGATAAGTTTGGACAAGGATCAACCTTTCCAAGAGTCATGAAAGATGATACAATCATTGGTGGATGCACTGAAACTGTTAAGTATCTTAGGGAACAAAAACTGGTCTAATGGAACAAAACCTCATCGACATCTATGATATGATTGAACATGCTATTGATTATGCATTTGAGGGTCGAATGAATTTAAAATTTTATGACTATCTGAAAACAACAAAGATTAAAAAGCATGAGATAGATGCATTTATTGAGAGTTCTACAGCCTCAGAGATCAGTGATATTACCTTAGACCTTGATGAATATATCAAGGGCGGTGCTGATAATGATCATAAACAACTTCGTGAAGGTTATGGTCACATCCCCAAACCTCAGGCAAGAAAAATTAAAACATATTTGTATGGCATCTTAGAAGATGCATGGAGGTACAGTAATGATCGAAAACCTGGGCGAAGAAGAAAGCAATCTAAATAATCACGAAACCAACATCAACCGTGGAGTTGAATTGTTGCTACGCAATAGGAGGAATAAACCAGATCCGCCAAAGACTTTTCAGGTAAAGTTTGGTAAGATGATCTCATTCTTCCGAAGAGAGATTGTTTTTCACTTAAACTTCTATCTGGACATCAGAAAGAAATAATCTCTGGAGTAAAAACATGTTAGCAGTAGCACTTACAATTGGAACTCTTGTTTCAATTATGTTCTTTTTTGTAGGAGGTGTGGTAGGATGGTTAGCAAGAGAAAACACCTGGGTAAATCAACCAATTTATACACATCCAGAGATGTTTGATGAGAATGGTAATGTATTACCAGACGAAATTTTAGCAGTACGATTTGAAAATGGCTATGACGAACTCGACGAAACAGATGACGACTAAACAGAAATTACCGCCGAATCCATTTCAACATGAGATTCTTGAACTTGTTAGTAAGCAAAGATCTAAAGCAAAGAAAGTTGAGATCCTACAAGAGTATGCTAATGATGCTCTAAAGGTTCTTCTCATTTGGAACTTTGATGATACTGCTGTCTCTGTAATCCCAAAAGGAACAGTTCCTTACACTGAAAATGAAGTACCTGTAGGAACGGACCATACTTCACTTCGTGTAGAGTATAAGTATCTCTTCAATTTTGTAAAGGGTGGCAATGACTCTCTTACTTCACTCCGTAGAGAGACTATGTTCATTCAAATACTTGAAGGATTACATCCGGAGGAAGCAAAAATTCTTTGCTTAGTGAAAGATAAAGAACTACAATCCAAATATAAATTGACATATGAAGTAGTTCGAGAAGCATATCCAGATATTCAGTGGGGAGGTCGTTCATGACAGTTGCTGTAGAACAGGAAAAAGAAATGGCAGACTACGGTCCAGAAGAAAGTAAAATCAATCCATCTGATTATGATTGCCAGATTATTCTTGAGAAAACAACAATTGAAGTTGCAAATGATAAGTCTTTTCCTACGGACGCAAGACTTATCTGGTACATTGTTGATGGTGTAGAGTGTATAGACCTTACTCGTTGTAGTAAAGTATCAAAGATGTTTGATATGTATTATGATCGATATGGTAAGGGGTCGGTTCAAAGAATTGATTTTGGATATGGATCTGTCAATCCAAGACTCTGGGGAAATAAGCCAAAGAAGGATAAGGAGAAGAAGAGAAAATGAACGAAGACCAGATTAAAAATCAAATCAATGAATTAATTAAAGATGAAATTCAAGAAGTGATCAATGATTATGTTGATACAAAAGAATCAACAGAAAAAAGTGGTCTTGGATTTGTTCAGGGTGAAGACGATAAAGAATTGAAGGTGAATGTATCAAAAAATGAAATTGATAAAATCATCAAGGAGTATAAGAAGATTAAAAAAAGTCAAAGATCTAATCTATCACAGGTTAGGAAACTTGGACTGGTTGACAAGCATGGTAGACCATTAAAATAAATATTAACGTTAAAGGAGTGCTTATGCTTTCTACGCAATATAGATTGCGCCTTGAGGCCATATGTGAAAAAATTGTTAGTAATGAAGAAGTAAGTCTAGATGATATGATCTGGGCAAATAAATTAGCAAAGTCTAATCAAAGTGCATCATCAATATTAAGGAAAGCACGCAGACAAGCAAGAAATCCTGACATGCAGGAGGGTGGTCTTGATGATTTTATGAACCAGATGGACCTTGGGGACCCTGATCCATCTAATCATTCCTCAGGGTTCGGTAGTCCAGACGACATTGTGGATTGGTTTTCTCATGAAAAAACAGATGACTGGAGACAACGTGATTGATGATTATGTCACAGTCACAACATGGGATAAACAATTCCAATGTGTGCGTTATCATTATGTTCATAAATCATCTCCCAATCCAGTAATAGAAGTAAAAAATTTATTCCCATTCGAAGAAGTATACGAAAATGCAAGCAGTAATTTACAGTAACGGCAGTCAAGAATGTGAGCGTGCTGGTATGCTCCTCAAAAGTATTCGCGAAGATTTCCATGAATACTTTTTGAATGAGGATTTTACAGAGAAACAATTTCATGCAGAGTTTGGTGAAGAGGCTGAGTACCCACAGGTTTCTATTGGACTCAAGCATCGTGGAGATTTGAAGGAGACTTTGCATTATTTGAATAATCATAATTATAAATGTTCGTGTTGATACCAAGACACTTGACTAAATAATGTATGAGGTCTATAATAAGACCTGACGTTCATCCCACTCTTGGGTGGGACGCAAGTAAGTCGCGGAACGGAGCCGTTCATCCCATGATTGAAATTCTTTTATATTCATCACTCAATTGTCGAGACGCCGATAGCATTATGCTACGGATGCTGAACAACGAAAATGTTAACAATCAAGTTAAGATTGAGTTGGTAGAGGCCATTAAGGAATCTACATTTGAGTGCTATTGGGACGCAAACGACTAAAGGAACGGACCTAAAAATCCAACTACTTTAGGAGTACCTACAATGAACACACTTAACATCATCAAGAAGCAGATCAACAAAGCATCTGCTGTTCATGACGCACAGATTACCCACACCTCATATCGTGGTGTTGAGTATTCTACCCGTTGTGTAGAAAGCAAAGAGTCTCACGGGACTTTCTGCTATCGTGGACGCACTTACAACAAGTGATTGTCAAATCAATTGAATAGTGTTAAGATGGGAGGGAAACCTCCCATTTTTTATGGAAAGAGATAAACTAAAACTGATAGTAAAGAATCTAAAACTGCTGGTTGGTGCTCTTGAGTCTGAGGTATACTCTGATGTAGATGTATACACAACTAAGCAAGAAAATTTCGATGATCCTGCTTCCAACTACATATTAGATTATGACGAAGTTTTTGAGGACGACGATGGATAAGATAGATACACAAGGGATGAGTTTTCCTGGTAGTGGTAAATCAAGATCAAAGAAATCTTATCCACCACTGGTAATACCAAAACGAAATGTTTTTACTGATTTAGAAAGACAAGAACTAAAAGACATTATTAACGAGACACTTGATGAACGAGAACAACGTAAAACTAATCAGCGCAACTCCTGATGCAGAGAAACACATGGCATACTGTGCCCGTGTGAGTAATCCCAATAACCAGGAGAATGAAAAGTTCTCTGGTCTACTTAAGTATTGTGTAAAGCATCAACACTGGAGTATTTTTGAACAAGCATATATGACTCTAGAGTTGAATACTACTAGAGGAATTGCAGCTCAAGTGCTAAGACACCGTTCATTTACCTACCAGGAATTTTCACAACGCTATGCTGATAGTTCCCTACTCGCGGAGACGATCCCTCTACCTGAACTACGCAGGCAAGACACCAAGAATCGTCAGAATAGTATTGATGATATTGACCCGCATACGCGCCAAGAGTTCCAAATCAAAATGCAAAGACACTTTGCAGATGGAATGAAACTCTACAAAGAGATGCTTGATGCATCAATTGCAAAGGAGTGTGCTCGTTTTGTGCTTCCTCTGGCATGTCCCACAAAAATTTACATGACTGGATCAGTCAGGTCATGGATTCATTATATCGATTTGCGTTCTGCAAATGGTACACAGAAGGAACATATGGATCTTGCACTGGGTGCGAAAGAAATCTTCTGTGAACAATTTCCTGCCGTTGCTGAAGCAATGGAATGGGTTTCATAAATATTTACACCAACAATTGAGCTATGCCAACATACCCCGTTATTAATTTAGAAACAAAAGAAAAGAAGGAACTCAATATGTCTATGAAGGCATATTCAGAGTGGAAGGATGAGAATCCAGGATGGGATAGGGACTGGTCAGAAGGATGTGCAGGACAATCCACAGAATTTAAGTGGACTGGTGAGGCCAAATCCAATGCATGGAATGAGGTCTTGGATCGTGCATCCAAACAACCAGGTGCTAATGTCAGTAAAAACCGGTACTACGGTTAATCATCCCAATCTTTTATAGCGTATGACCTCAAAAAGAAAGTCTCAAACACCAGTAGTCCCATTCGGGATGAGCAATAAGCATATGAAAAGAAAGAAACCAATCAATGCAGACTTGATGAAACCCATCGAGGCACTGACAGAAAACCAACAAGAACTTTTCCGTTGTTATAAGAATGATCAAAACATTGTTGCCTATGGGTGTGCGGGTACTGGAAAGACCTTTGTAACCCTCTACAATGCTCTTAGAGATGTTCTTGACCCCAAGACTCCTTACGAGAAGATCTACATCGTCAGGTCTCTTGTAGCAACCAGAGAGATTGGATTCTTACCTGGAGACCATGAGGATAAGTCTTCTCTTTACCAAATTCCTTATAAGAATATGGTGAAGTTTATGTTTGAGATGCCTACTGATACAGACTTTGAAATGCTGTATGGTAATCTAAAAGCACAAGGAACAATTAGTTTCTGGTCTACGTCTTTCATTCGTGGTACTACACTTGATAATGCAGTCATTATCGTTGATGAATTTCAGAACTTGAATTTCCACGAACTTGATAGTATAATCACAAGGGTAGGAGATAACAGTAAGATTATGTTCTGTGGCGATGCTACTCAATCAGATCTTATAAAGTCTTCTGAAAAAACTGGTATTGCTGATTTCATGAGAGTGCTTAGAGTTATGCCATCAGTTGACATCATTGAATTTGGTGTCGAAGATATTGTTAGGTCTGGACTCTGTAAAGAATACTTAATTGCTAAAATGGATTTGAATTTATGATTTTTGAGCATTGTAATTATCTCGGTGACCTTGAACTAAACAAGAAAGAAACAAACGGCATCCGTCTCTACAACCTTCCAAGTGGAGACTGGGTGCCTTCTATTACATCTGTAACTTCTTTTTACAACCGACAGATCTTTGTAAAGTGGCGTAAGCGAGTTGGTATTGAAGAAGCAAATCGTATTACAAAAAAAGCAACTACTCGTGGTACTGACTTCCATGAAGCAGTTGAAGTGTACATGCGGAACAATGAAATAAACTGGGATGACTTTCGTCCTCTTACGCAGTTCATGTTTCATCATGCTAAACCATATCTGGATAAGATAAATAACATACACGCTATCGAAAGGACTCTGTACTCTGAGTATCTTGGATTGGCTGGTAGGGTAGACTGCATCGGTGAATATGAGGGAGAGTTAGCAGTCATTGACTTTAAGACCTCGGAAAAGATTAAACCAGAAGCATGGTTAGAAAATTATTTCGTTCAAGAAACTTTTTATGCTGCTGCTTACTATGAACTGACTGGTATCCCCGTCAAAAAACTTATCACCATTATGGTTACACCAGGTGGAGAAGTAAAAGTATTTGACAAAAGGAACAAAGGGGATTATATTAAGTTATTGGTTCGTTATATTAAAGAATTTGTATCTCACAATCTTAGGACAGAGAATGGAGAATGAACTAGAAAAAGCACTAGAAAGTAAATTCTTCTGCCCCTCTCGATTCGCGCAAGAGATTGAGTCTCTTGTGCATACAGGTGATGGAATGAGTTACATTGATGCTGTTGTTCACTTTTGTGATAACAATAGTATTGATGTGGAGTCAGTTCCTAAACTTATATCCAAACCACTTAAAGAAAAAATAAAGTGTGAAGCATTGGAACTTAACTTCTTAAAGAGAAGTTCTCGTGCAAAATTGCCTATTTGATTCTATTTTTGTCTGAAAAAAATTCCGGCAAAAATTTGACCCTATTACTTTTTTCATGATGCCGTTTGATGCCTACAAACAATATCTTTCGTTGAAGAATCACTTCACGAAAGAGAAGTATGACTATCACAAGTATTGTGGTAAAAGTCGTGCAACCGTACAATCTTTCTACAAAAGGAAGGATAGATTTTGGTTTGAAAAAGTATCAAGGAAGAAGACAGATCAGGAAATGATTGACTTCTTTGTATCTAACTTTATTACCTGCACTGATCCAAGTAAACTTTGGATAGGAGAAATGATCCGTGAAGGTGAAGGTAGATATACTGAATGGAAAAAACGAACCCAGTCATTAACTTATCTGTTTAGAGAAGAAACAGGATCTATTTTTGTCGATAGTAATTTTGATTCTATGTTCTCCATGGATGGTTCTACACATCCACAAATTCTTAAAGAGTATCTTAAGGATAATATTTCAATAGAAACACTGGTAATTCTTGATAGGATTCTTGGATTCAGAAAAGATTGGGACAAGAAACTACAAGATCCAGTATGGGAAACCGTCAGTATGAGAATAAAAAAGTATTCTCCGTTTCTAAATATTGAAGTATCACGTTATAAAAAAGTTTTAAAGGAAGTTGTTTTAAAGTAAAATGAGTTTTTTCGATTCTGATGTTGTCCGTGCTGAGATGACACAAATTAGTGAATTGCAAGAAGATGTTTATCGTAACATCTTTACATTTTCCTCAATGAATAATGAGGAGAAATCATTTCATGTTGCAATGATGGAAAAACTTCTTGATAAACAAAAAGTTCTTTTTGCTCGACTGAGTTTATCGGACGATCCTGAAGCAAAACAAATGAAAGATAAAATCATCGAGTCAGCAACGATGATGGGTCTCCCTGAGGGAGGTGATTTGAATACGGTTTTCAACAACATGTCAAAGATGCTGGACATAATGAAACGGCAGATTGACAGGGGTGACGTAAACTAGTAGAATAACAAGGTACACACAAGCCAAATCTAATTAATCTAAGGTAATCTGAATGTCATTTTCTGATCTTAAAAAGCAATCCTCTCTGGGTTCTCTTACCTCTAAACTGGTAAAGGAAGTAGAGAAGATGAACAATACTTCTAGTGGTGCTGATGAGCGTCTCTGGAAACCCGAAATGGATAAGACCGGCAATGGTTATGCCGTAATCCGTTTCCTCCCCGCACCAGATGGAGAAGAACTCCCCTGGGCAAAGATGTACTCCCATGCCTTCCAAGGTCCTGGTGGATGGTACATTGAAAATTCTTTGACTACAAGTGGTGGTAAAGACCCTGTGTCTGAGTACAACCGCGAACTATGGAACAGCGGTAACGAAGCAGATAAAGATACTGTTCGTAAGCAGAAACGCAAACTCTCTTACTATGCCAACATCTATGTTGTGCAGGACAAGGCTAACCCTCAGAATGAAGGTCGTGTCTTCCTGTATAAGTTTGGTAAGAAGATCTTTGATAAGGTCATGGAAGCAATGCAACCTGAGTTTGAGGATGAGACTCCAATCAATCCTTTCGACTTCTGGCAGGGTGCTAACTTCAAACTGAAACTGAAGAAGGTTGCAGGTTACTGGAACTATGACTCATCTGAGTTTGATAAGGTTTCACCACTTCTGGATGATGACGATGCACTGGAAGCATTGTGGCAGAAGCAATACTCTCTGTCGGCACTTGTTGCAACAGATCAATTCAAGTCCTATGAGGATCTGGAGAAGCGTCTGAAGATGGTGCTTGGTGCTAAACCTGCTCCCCGTCGTTATGATGAGGAGACTGATAATGAAGATAGTTCTCGTGGAAACTTTGCTCCTGACTGGGCAGCAAAGAGTGCTCCTGCAGCAGACTTCAATGCACCTGACATCACTCCAACAAAGTCTGTTGACTCTGATGAAGATGATGCTCTATCTTACTTCCAAAAACTTGCGGAGGAGTAATGGATAGCGCAGTTCATGCATGGAACACCATGAGTTACGGAGAAGGATTTCTCTTCTCCGTCTGGTTGTTAGGAATGTATTACATCAAACTTAGGATGGACAAATACTTCCAATGAAATATAATCAGTTGTGCCTAACTCTCTTAGTTATCGCAGCATATATTAATCTACTAAAATAGTCTGATATTATCAGCAGTCTTCAAGGTTTCAGTCTTATATTGACTGGAACCTTTTTTATATGTCATGAGTTCTTCAAAGTCATCCATGATTACATTTAGATATCTTGGTTTTAATAAGTAAATGCTTCTCTTGTTGTTATTTAATTTCTCTTCATACTGATAGTTTGTGATCTCAACAACAGGATAACTAGTAATCATTCCAAATCCATCATAATAAGTTATACTATATGTTGAGGGAACTTGTAATCCTTTTTGAACAATTATAACGCCATCATCATTTTTAAATTCAGTTGTTTCATAATGATGAGATGAATTTAAATTATCATATGTACCATACTTATTCAAAAGATATGCATCAAATTCAAGTTGTGGCATTGGCCATTCATCCTGAACATTGATAACATTATTACTAGTCAAGACAACCCAATCTAAATCAGACCTACCATAAACTTTCAATGCAACATTATCAGGTCTATCATTACCAAGAATTTCATACTTAGTAAAGAATGATAAGTCTTGATAGATGTCTTGTTTTAAAGCAATTCTTTTGAATAAATTTTTTACATTAATATAATCTGATATCAATGCATCAGGAAGTCTGCTAACATATTCAAAATCTGGAACTTTGCTGAAGTAATTTGACATTTTAGAAACCTATTTCTGCGGGAACTGAATTACTAGATGCCGAATTTCCATCTTTTTCATAGTCATCATTATATACGGGTTCAAGTTCTTTAAACTGAAGAGACATTTGATATGATGACATTGCACCATCTTCATAGGGAGCATAGTTTCCTTCGGGAGTATATTGAACACTACATGATAGCAGAGCACACTCTTTAAACTTATTTAAGAATGGACTTTCATTTTGACTTCCTATCTGAACATACTTAATTCTAAATGTATGAGGTGTTTTCAAGAAAAGTCTTGATTCTTCTCTAATTGGTGCCATACCTTGCTTAAAGAATCTAATAATTTTTAAAATTTCTTCCGATTCACCTTTACTTCTTGGAGACATTTTAAATTGAAAAGTAAATGGTCTCAATGATGGACGCTGAAATAACAACTCAAGATTTGGGTTGATAATTGATCCACCAAAGCGACCTAAAACTGAATTGATATTAGTTCCAACTGCCTGAGATGCTACCGTAGCATCTATCGCCATATTTACTGCGCTATTATTCTGTTTGATACCCTCTATTATACCGCCAAATGCATTACTAACTCCGGGCATATTTGTTCCCACTGCTTGAAGAGCTGCTGCTGTACCTGCAAGTTGAAGTGGATTCATATTATCATCACCCCAGTTACATGCGTTAGCATCAGAAATACCACCAGGAATTGGTAGAGTTACTGAACCAATTGATGATCTAGATGAATTCCTATCGCCAAAACCAAGTCCTTCAACTTTTTTTGTTTCATACTTTAGCATATCAAATTTGATGATATCTTGTAGTTGATCTCTATCAATAGGATAGTTCATATCACCAAACTTATCTCTTGTTCCTGCCCTATTTTTTGGAGGTTCGCCACTTGGTCTTGAAGTATCTCCTGCTTCACCTTCATCGTTTGCATTATTCCCAGAACCACCACCAAGCACCTCTTGATTTTTTTTACCAGCATCTGTAAGTCCACCAGCAGCAGCATCTGCTTCATTCTTTTGAACTACATCTCCTGCATCTTTGGTTTGAGTTCTTATTGAATTTCTTAATTGTGATTTTGAATTATTTAAATCTCTTCTTTCTGCTGCTGTTGCATTAGATGATACTGTACTACCTGTTATTTTCCCATCCTTAACCGATACTTCCTGAACTTTTACGCCATTATTTCCTTTTGCATCAGTTCTGAAAGTTTCTCTCTTTATACTACCATCACCAAGAGTAGTAACCTCTGTTTTGTAGTAACTATCTACATTTTTTTTAGAACCAAAAGCACCAGGTTCAGTTGTTGTTACTTTAGCTACCTTGCTAGTTGCTGACGCCATTACAGACTATCTTTTTTCTATTTAGTAAGTATCTTTACGAAGTGCATAAGGTATAGAAAGCAAGTCTCCTAGTTCTTCATAGTCAACAATATAAAGTTGACCTGCTACTTCTTCCCAAGTATAATTTCTATACTTACCTAGATGAAAGTTTATTCCACGAAATCCCCAACGGAGTACTTCTGTGCAGGCAATCAATGGATGTTGATCATAGGTTATGCGAGGTGTCTTTGCATTATAAACAAAGGTATAAAACTTTCCTGCATCTGGTACGGGTGTAACAGTATCATTCAACACTTGCATAATCTCAAGCATCATCTCTTCTTGATCATTCGTTTTGTTATTGAGATCTGGAATGAGTTGTTCGATACGGTTCATTTGATTCCGAGTTCGTCCTCTGTGATGATCTTAAAATTAATCCTTCTGTCCTCACAAAACTCAACTGCAGCCTTCCACTTTGCTTGATTGACTGC